TGATACAATGGTAGCATACGAAGACATGTTGAAGAAAGTGGCCGCACAGGTCAAAGCAGACGAAAGCGCACTTGCGGCAAAGGCCGACTTGGTACTCTCTCAAGAGGGGGCAGGTTGGGAAGCCGCAGGTAAGAATGAAGAACAACGAAAGACACTTGCCCTCCGTGTGGCGGCTCGTCAATTGGTTGCTGAAAAGGCTAAACTATCCCGAAGCGGTGCTACGGCATACGAGGGAATGTTTGTGAATGTGCCTCGTGAAAAGGATTGGGCTAAGATGGCTTACAACAAGATGAAGAAGACTCTATCCGCTATGCCGGACATGGAGGCTCGTCTTTCTCTTGTCTCTCAAGGTGCAGTCGTTCTTTACGAGAACAACCACGATGGTACTTACACCCGTCACGCCAACCCATCTTTGCTCAACCGTCAATCGTTTGAGGAAGGTGTCTCATCCACAGAAATTTCATCAGTCCCACCACGACACATTGAATTGGATGCAAACACACTCTTCTCTTTAATTTGGGATAAAGATAACATGCACTTCGCTAACGGAAATGACAATTTCAAGTACGGTTCAAACCGCCCGCTTGAAGAACCCGACCGTTCTTGTTTGTTCATGGGTCGTAAGGCCGGTTCAAATGATGAACCTTCCCTACACTCATTCCGCTTCAACGGTGCTTTGGCTAAAGAGTCATGGCCTACCTTCGTCACCGGAACCATCGGTATGAAGCCCGCTAACCGTGAAGGAATGGCTTACGGTACGAAGGTCACGGCCTTCTCCGCCGACGCTAACTTGTCCGGTATTTTCTCCGGCCCACCTCTCGCTATGAGTGATGACGGCCCAAGCGGTATCGTTGCTGATTGGCTCGGTGCTACCTTGCTCCCCTCCCTCTCCGAATGTCACACCGCATATGCGGCTCTCGGTGACAAAGAGAAGTGGGACACCGTTTTCGGTACTGTCGTTGAAGTGGTTCACATTGACCCACGAGACAAGGGCGGTTTCGTTATCACTCTTGGAGACACGGATATTATGTCCGACGCTCCACCGATTGAACTTTATGTTTCCGCTAAAGAAGAAGGTGAAGTGGATTTCGGCGTTGGTTCGGAATTGCTCGTCATCGGCTCTCCGTGGATGACTCGTGACGGCGAGGCTCGCTTCATGTCTTCCGCTTGGTGGTGCATGAATGGTATTGAAACTCTATCCGACATTCCTTCGGAAGAAGGCGACGGATGGGACGCTTGATTCTTTAGGGGGAATACTATTTGGAAGACAATGTTATTCACGGACAGGATGCTAAGAAGGCGTTGCTAAATGCAATTAGCCTTGTTGGTGATTCGGTCATAGGTACTCTTGGCCCTAATGCAAGAACAGTCCTTGTTCAGCATGAAGGTCATCCTCCATCCGTTCTCAACGATGGTGTCAAAATTGTATCTTCTATCCGTTCATCCGACCCCGCCGTTCAAGTGGGAATTGAATTGTTTAGACAAGTCGCTCTTGAAGCACAACAGGCTTCGGGCGACGGTACGACAACCGCCACTCTTATCGCCCAAACACTGTGCGAACATTACTTTAATTCCGACTACCCCGTGGCTGATGCCGAAGATTTGAAAACATTTCTAAAAATTGCCGTTGAAGACTTGGAACAGTTATCAATCCCTGTTGATATGGACGACGAAGAATTGGTTCAATTGGAAGCGGTGGCTACAATCGCCGCTAACAACGACAAGGAATTGGGCGTACTCATAACCGATATGTTTCAAACAATCGGTGCTGATGGCCTCGTGAATATTAAGGTTGGTTCGGAAGAATATTGTCATTGGGAAATTGTTTCGGGAAGTGAAATTCCCTCACCTTATGTTTCTCCTATGATGTGTAATACAAACAAGAGAACATTTGAACAGGACAACCCACTTTTTATTACCACAAAAGAAGTTATTGAAGACTTTGATGACTTGACACCTGCGCTTGAGGTAGCCATTGAAAACGGTCGCCCTCTCGTTATTGTTTGTCAAGACATAAAGGGTGTTGCTCTATCTAATTTAATCGCAAATGTAGTGGGTGGTGTTGTGAATGCTTGTGCAATCCGCATCCCTCGCAACGACCCCGATGAATGGTTTGAAGATTTGAATGCTCTTGTCGGTGGAAAGATTTTCTTTTCAAGTGAAAAGGGAACAGGTATCGCTAACGCCGTTGCCGGTGAAGGACAATTCGGTTCGGCTGAACGCATCGTCGTCGGTCAAGACACGACAGTTATTGTTGCGGGAAAGAAAAGTGACGAATTAAAAAGTCACCTTGTCGGATTGAGAGAACAGGCTGAATCGGCTACTCATCCATTTTTACAGGAAAAGTTACTGACTCGTCATGCTCGTTTGAATAGCAACATGGCTTCAATTTACATCGGCGGTTTCTCCGAAGCGGAAATTCGTGAAACGAGAGAACGGGTTGATGATGCAGTGAACGCAACACGCCTCGCCATCAAAAACGGCGTACTCGTTGGTGGTGGATGGTCACTATACCATGTAGCACAAAGCACTCTCTTTAACCAATCCTTTAGGAACGCATTAGAAACACCGATGCGTACTCTTCGTGAGAACGGCAGTGGTTTTGCACAACATTATGTTAGTGAAGAGTATTACCTCAATACTAAAACGGGAGAATTAGAAGAAGTGGCTAACGCTACCGTTCTTGACCCGACAAGTGTTGTTATCAATTCCTTGAAGGCGGCGGTGTCAATCGCTCGCCTCATGCTATTGACGGACACAATCATTCTAACAGGGGAATAAGAACCCTTATAAGGCTACAAAAGGAGACAATAATATGAGCAATTGGGGAAAGACCACAACAGAAGCGAGCGTCAAGAAGACGGGATTTGACAAGGAATACTACATGAAGCAGTTTGCGAACAACACGGCACAATTTGTACCTGTTCGTATGGCTCTCGTGGCTAAAGAGAATTGCGCCAAGACAGGTCTTGCGATTTCCATTTGCCGACAAGTTAAACCAAAGGGAAAAATATATGTCTTTGATGTTGATAACTCCGCTAAGGCTACCATTGAAGAAGCATATCCTAATGATAAAGAAATCATCGTTCTCCCTCTCCTTGATGAAAGGGACGACTCAATCTTCAACGATGACTCAAGCGTAAATTATGCGGCCCTTGTGGACAAGATGAATTTCTATGTCAATATCGTGGCTGATGTTGCTAAGGATGAAGAGGTTGCCGGTATCGTCTTTGACGGTGGTTCAACCTTCCTCAAGTGGTGCGAGTTTGCTATGACTGATGTATTGCTTCGTCGTGGTGTTATCAAGGAAGAAGGTGACGGGTTCTCGCAAAAGGAATGGCGTACTCGTAACCAATTGAACCGAGGCGTTCTAACTCGCCTACACGGTCTTCCCGTACCATGTGTCTTCTTTACTTTTCACCTAAAAGATGTTAGTAACTATGTTGACAACGGTTCCGGTGGTAAAGTCTTGATGAAGATTGGAGAACGCCCCGAATGGGACAAGGGTACTATGCGCTTGTTCTCCCAACAGATTTTCCTATCACGCTACATGAAGAAGGCCGATGCCGCCGCAGGTGTCAAGGCTGACCCTACGCTCAAGAACACTGATGATTGGGTCATTAAGGGTATGATTGAAGAAATCAAGGGCAAGCACATGGAAAGGGTCGGGGAGACTCACACTGTTCTATCTATCATTAAGGGCGAAGTAAAGTGGAACGGACTACCGTTCTTGACATGGGGTTGATTGAATGGGTATTTACACAGGACACAACCCTTCATCCCAAGATGACATAGAAAAGATGACCGACGCTGAATTGGCTGACCACTTCGGAGTACCCGAAGCAGTCCCACAAACACCTATTCAAAAATTACAGAAGGCGATTTTAGAAACATTTGACACATTGGGGAATGCAATAATTGAATTACAAACCCGTATCGCTGACCTTGAAACAGTCGTTGATGAAATCCCCAACATGGGAGCATTGTTCGGTGCGGTACAAGAATTGCAGGAGCAACACGAAGCACCCGCCAACACATTCACACACTACATTGGAGGCTCAAGAGTATGAAGGTAAAAATAAGTAACACCGAATTGAAAAGAATGCTCAACATTAGTAAGCGCAAGCAAACGGTGAATGGTAAACAACAGGCACAGGTTGAATCGTGCGTCTTATTGGTTGATATGAACGACGCTCGCATCACGAGCCTCACTCGTGATTTGACGGGACTTACCGGCGTTGTTGCACAGTGCGAGTCCAACAAGTCATTCCTAATACCAATACCCGACATTGATAGGGTTCTCGGAGTTATCGCTTTACACGGCGAGGCTCTAACTATTACTTACGAATACAACAAATTATTGTTCAAATCGGCAGGGAAGAGAACAACCCTTGACGCATCCCTTGACGCAAAGGCTTTCACGCACACACAAGAAACAATATCCGAATTTTACGACAAGTCAATGAGTCTTGCCGCAAAAATAGATGCTGAAAATGGTGTGTACCACGCACAGAACGGTAGCGAGTACCCTTCTTTCTCTTCTTTTGAGGTAAATGTACGGGACTTGTATGACGCTTGCCGGTGCGATACCATCAACGGTCAAAGACTCAACCGTTATACGCTTGAGATGAAAACCGATGGTTTCTATGTCACCGTTGGCGACCCTTCTCTTGGACAAACGGAGAGCAAGGTTGATGTTGAAACAACATTTCTATTCAACGACTTCAAGTGGGACTTTGACGGTGGGCTTGATGAATTATTCAAAGGTTTTACCGGAAAGGTAAAACTTAACTTTTTTGACTTCCGAGAACATGGACAAGGCATCCGTTTCTCCGCATCCTTTGGGAACGGAGAGTACGCATTCCAATCCGGTATGCTCGGTTGAACAACACACATGGGGGTTTCCGTAAATGAAAAAGATACAAAGCATTTTTTCTGTCTTCCTCCGCAGACTCGGTGATGGGGGTTCGGTTTCTCCCTCTCGTATCTTCCCCCGCCTGTGTTGTTTTGAGGTGATTACAAGTGAGTAAAGCCATGCCTGTTAGGAATGGTATGTTAAAAATACTCTCTTACGATGAAACACAAGTCTTGATTGATAGATTAGGGCCAAAGGTTTCTCATCGTCGCCTTTACATCAAATTGGCTTGTATAGCCGTACTCAAGTACGATGCTGAGGGGCGTTATTTGAACGCTAATCAAATATCGGAAATAGGTTCAAAGTACCTTGCTAAGACTGTTGGCTTGACGGGTCAAACCGTTGGAACGGTGTTAGGTATTCTTTATCGCATGGGTGTGGTAAACCGTTCTTACAACCGCCCCCACTCGTATTGGTGGAGAGAGGAAGATGAAGATTGACATACTCAATGGCGACTGTTTAGACATGATGGCGACCCTCCCCGATGAATCGGTGGATATGTGCGTCACTTCTCCCCCCTATTGGGGTCTTCGTGATTACGGAGGCGAAGGTAGGGTTTGGGGTGCGCCCGAATGTTATGAGCGTGGTGAAGGAGATACTTCGCACGAATGGGAGGGGTACACAAGACCAAGTGAAAATACCCGTAAAAATAATAATTCACTTCAATTAAAATCGGCTTATTGGGAGCCGCAAGAACAGGCTTTCTGTAAGCACTGTGATGCTTGGTTCGGTCAATTGGGACTTGAACCTACGCCGGAACAGTATGTCAAAAACATGGTTGAGATTTTCCGTGAAGTCAAGCGCGTACTCAAACCCGAAGGTACGCTATGGCTCAATCTTGGTGACTCCTATTGTGCGGGCTCAAGAAAGACAAGTACCCCTCAAAGTATGCACGATGGAGAAGAAAGAAATTTACCTCAAAACCAAAGAAACCAAGCATCCGGTGATTTGAAGGGCAAGGATTTGGTAGGTATTCCGTGGATGGTTGCCTTCGCTTTACGAGCCGATGGGTGGTATTTGCGGCAAGATATTATTTGGGCTAAACCTAACTGTATGCCCGAATCTGTCAAAGACCGTTGTACTAAGAATCACGAATACATCTTCCTTTTGTCAAAGAGCAAGGATTATTTTTACGACAACGAAGCCATCAAGGAAGATACTGTCACTAAAGCCGACAAGAATAAATCAGCATTCGCATATGCTGACAATGAAGATTGGGCTAAAGATAAAGATGTTTCACGAATCAGCAAGGCTAAAGGTATTGCCGATGCTCGCACTAAAAATTACGCTAAAAGAAATAAGCGTAGTGTTTGGTGGGTTGGGCCTAAACCGTTTCCCGAAGCGCATTTTGCCGTCTTCCCCATTGAATTGATTGAGCCTTGCATTCTTGCGGGTTCTCCTGTCGGTGGTACTGTTCTTGACCCCTTCGGTGGTTCGGGAACAACAGGTATCGTCGCCATCAAGCATGGAAGAAATGCTATTCTAACAGAATTAAGCGAAAAGTATGTTGAAATTGCAGACGCAAGAATAGCATCTTTTCGTGCGGAAGCAGGGATGGATAAAAAGAGTGTGAAGTGGCTATGAGTAGAACACCCCGCAAATGTCTTAGAAAGTGTACCGGATGCGGTCGTGAAATGGTGACAACATCAACCAACCACAAGATACGAATTGATGGTAAGCGCATTCAGTGTGGTATTTTTAGGGTAAACGATAAGAAGTGATGTATCAATGGTTTTATATGGCTTGCAGTTATGGTTCATAACATGGTAAAGGTACTTGACCCCAACACAGGCGAAATGATAACAATTGCGGAGCCTAAATTTAACGAAGAAGGAAAGCAAAGGTTTGAAGTTATTTCCGGTAACGATGTTTTAGTTGCAGAAGTAAAATATTGGATTAAGCCTAATAAAAGAATGTACCACGACAAGGATTGGCTACATGAAGAATATGTTGTCAAGGGCCGCACAATGGCTGACATAGCCAACCAATTCAGTATCACCCCAATGAGTATTCATCAATGGCTCGGTAAGCATGATATTGCTACTCGTAGCCGTGGCCGAAGAAAGTAAACCTTTATATTCCCCCAACCGTAGGGGTAAATATGATTGTTGAAGCCGTTGGTAGGAATGATGTGTTGGTTCGTCACCGTGATTCTAACGGTAAAAGAAAACTGACCAAGATAACAGATTACCTTCCCTATTGCTATGTCACCGACAAATCAGCCGAATGGATTAACGCCAAGAAGACGGGTGGGTTCACAGGTGTTTTTGGTGAATCAATAACTAAGGTTGAATGCTTCACATCATACGAAGTACGGGATTTGGCTAAGACCGGCATAACATGGGAAGGGAATGTTCCGTTCACGAACCAAGCACTAACGGCGAGAGTCAAGGCGGGTGAAAAGCCGTTTGAACCCTATCATCACAGGGTTTGGTATCTTGACGGTGAATGGAAAACCGACAGTGGCGAAATAACAATGCTAACTGTTTACGATAACTTTACCGATAATACTTATTCTTGGGTGGTCATGCCTAATGGTATCACTAAGGGAAAATACAAGATGCTCATTGACGCAAATGGGAATGAATGTCACTACGATGTTCCCATTATTGTGTTTGATACAGAAGCGGAATTGTTGAAACACTTTACTCTTTTTATGGGAAAACAAGACCCCGACATTATCACAGGTTGGTATGTGACGGGTGCTGACATAAAGCAAATCATTGAACGGTGTGGTAAGGTTGGTGTTCGTGCGTCTGTTATGTCTCCCCTCAACCGCTTGAGGTATGATTTCGGGGATTGGGCGCAACCCATCGTCGGTAGAAATATCATTGACTTGCGACTTGCTTTCCCTAAACTGTACGAATTGAAGAATGGTAAACTTCCTAACTACAAATTGGATGATGTTTCTTGGGAAGCATTAGGGGAAAAGAAAACTGAATTGCCCGATGGTCACGACACATATTATTCCGACCCTGTTCTCTATCTTGAATACAACCGACAAGATGTTGCCCTGTTACCCCGACTCAATTCGTTGGTTAATGCGATTGAGTATTTTATTGCGGTTCAACATATTGCTCAATGTGAAATACGAAGCACACCGCACATAACTCAAGTGTTTACCTGCCTCGCTTTGAGCGACCCTAAATTCAAAAAGCAATTGCCTTCCAAGCCACAATTTGACAAAGTGGATTATGACGGTGCAATTGTGATGGATGGTGAACAAGGAATTTATGAGAACATAGGTATTTTTGATGTAAAGGCTATGTACCATAGCAACGCCGACCTCCACAACATATCGTGGGACACATTGAGCCACGGCGGAAAGGACTGTGGGAATGGTACTTGTTTCTCACAGGATGAGAAGGGGTTGCTTGTGCGACAGATGGACAACATGACGGTTCTCCGTGACCACTACAAGGGCTTGATGCGTGACGCTAAGACGGATGCTGAAAGGGTGCGATACGATGCTCTCCAATATGCTACAAAGTCCCTCGTCGCATCAATGTACGGTGTGGCGGGTGACGCTAAATACAGTCTCTATCACCCCGAAATCGCCGCCGCTATTACTTTTACTTCAAGACAAACCTTGCTGAAACTGAAAGATGTGGCCGAAGACTTGGGGCATCCCGTGGTCTATGGACACACTGACTCGGTGATGTGTAGAGTCAAGTCACCTGCTGACGGAGAGGCTTCTTTGGACGAAATGAATCGTCGTATGTACCCCATCATCGTGCAGTTTGAGAAGTGGTCAAAGTCCTTCATCCTCATGCAAAAGAACCGCTATTGTGGTCTTGTATGTTGGACTGATGGGGAAGCACATGAACCCAAGCGTTATGTTAAGGGAATAGAATTGAAGCAATCACGAATGCCTACGGTGATGAAGTCATCAATGGGAAATGTCATTGACGGCATACTCAATGGTCATCAAGAAACTCAAGTAACCACGCCCCTCGTTGAATTGATTGAGAATATTATTGAGGGAAAGGTAAACCCTATGGATTTGTGTATGAAGGGTAAACTTTCCCGTAATTTAAATCAGTACAAGAGCGTTAGTGGTGTTGCGGCGGGCGCACAGTGGGCCAACCGTACTCTCGGCAAAGGGTATCGTGCGGGCGATTATTTCCTTGTGACTATTGACCCCAATGGGAACTATATCGCCTTTGATGACCCAACCGAAATTGATGGTATCGCTAAAATCGGCTACCGTACAATGGTTGAACGGTTCATCATCAAGAAAGTTTTACCTTATTATGAAGTGGCTAAATGGGATGCTTCGCCTCTGTTTAGAGCCGTTGAAGGTAAGTCAAAGGTGACTTGGCTTTAAACACCTTTATATCGTGTGCAGTGTTGGTTAGGGGTGAAGGGATATGTCCAACGGTGTTCGTCCAATGAAAAAAATGAGCCAAAACCAATTGACACAAGCATTGGTTGACATGAATGCTCGCTTGGCGAGTCTTTCAATGGCCGCAAGTAACGATATACAAAGATTAAACATAATTTTGTTTAGTCTGTTGAAGGAATTGGGTAAAGCCGACGAGAAGACTTGTCCCGAATGCGATACGATAAATATGCGCCCTATTCTTAAGGGAATAGAAGTTAATCCTATGTGTGTTGAATGTGGCGCACGAATTGACCCACTTCCCGAATCAGCGTTTCAAGGAAACCTTGAGGAAGAATGAAACTTTTAAACAACAATGAGTTGGTGGTTAGTATATGCGTTATATTGTAGGTTCACAAGTTATTGAAGATTTGAAGGCGGCAGTTAAGGAACATGGCGGCGAAAATGTGTATTGGCTTTCCGATAGTACAAATGAAAGGGATGCTATGGGAGCAGGTCTTCCACGCAATCATATTCTATCCATCCAAAACCTCCAAAGCATGAAGAATGCTACTGAATTGCTTGGTGAAGGGTGGGTTGAGTACAAGGCTACTCCTAAGCCAAAAGCAAAGGCAAAGAAGGCTGAAAAGTCCGAATAGAAAGGTTTATAAGCCCTCAAACCTATGGTAAAACATGGGCGAGAAGAAGCGGTCAGTGTATGACCCTACCAAAGTTACAGATGAATTAGTGCTACGCGTTAGCAAGTCATCTTACAATCAATACGCCATGTGTCCTCGTCAATATTGGTGGAATAAGATTGCACTTCCCGACATGGACATTCCTTCAAGTGATGCCGCTATTCGTGGTACTGCGATACATCAAGTCATGGAGGATGCGCTTCGTGAATTGTCTTTGAATAAATCTTGTGAAGTCACGGCTAACACCATGTTGGAAACTTGTTTCAACAAACACGCTATCGCTCAAGGTGTTCAAAGCGAAGCCGGTGTTGATGCGCTCCGTGAAATCCTTGAATCGGTTGCTGAGGAATGGGGTCACATTGAAATTGTTGAATTAGAAGACAAGCATGTTATCCCTTCAACGGTTGAAGTCCTTATTGACAACGAAGCGGGTGATGGTGCGGAAACACTCATCTATCCTGTTGAGTTTGTCGGTATGATTGATGGTGTATTTCGTCATCCCGATGGACACCTTGTTGTGGTTGAATTGAAGACAGGAAATGCTAACCAAAGCAAACTTTCACGAACAAGAGGTGAATTGTGCTTTTATCGTAAACTTCTTATGTTGGCCGGATATGACGAACCCACGCATTTCTTGACTATCTTCCCCGATGCGGATAATCCCGAATTTCTTCTCAAGATGATGGAGAAGCGTAACTGTGAGACATACATTGGAGACTTCATGGGTGTTGCAGTTTACGAAAAGGTTGGTAAAAGAAGTATCACCGCTATGGAGAAAAAGTTAAGCAACAGTGTGCATGGTATTATGACCCAAGAATGGCCGATGAAGTGGAATGATTACTTTTGTACCCAATGGTGTGAGTTTCATTTATCATGCAACGAAGAATTGATAGGAGTTAATTAGAATGAGTAAAGGATGCCCTAAGTGCGACAGTGGAAAGATATTAGTTGAAATTATGTGGAATGTCACAGGCCAAGAAGGGAATGCTCCTTCTCAAATAGATGTGTATAATTGTAGAGGTTGTGGGCATAGATGGACGCTAAAGTAAAACTATTTTCAATGCCTCGTGAAATTGGCTTGAAGCGAGTCATGTGCAAAGATAGAAACCAAGCCTCAAGATACATAAGTAAACTTAACGGTAAAAGTAATCTTTACACATCGTTGTATTCTTTTCGTGATACAGACGACACGGCTTCGTGGAAGTTTGATACGACGACCGCCATAATTGACAGAGCATGGTGGGACTTTGACGCAGGGGAACGGGGAGGCATTGAAGAGGTCAAGAGTGATGTTCGTCAATTGCTCACCCGTTTACAAGGAGATGTACGAGTCGTTGCGACGGGTCGTGGATTTCATGTTCATCAATTATTCAAGCGAGCAGTCATAGGAACATCTTTTCATAACCATTTGGCGCGATACCAAAAACGAATGAGCGACGGATTGAAGACACTTGATGGCTTCGCTTTTCCCGCAAAACTAACTCGCATACCAAACACATACAATGTCACCCGTAAGCGTTGGGCCGTTGTCATCCCTGCCGAGCAAATGATGAACGAGGATTTCAAAATACCCAAGCGACCCGTTAAGGAGTGGAGTGAATTTTGCCCTTTCTTTGGTAAACCAAACGAAAGCAATTTTGACTTTGTTCTTTGGGTGAACAACAATCCCCAACCAAAGGTTGAAATGCACAAATTCACAGGTGATGTTGGTTTGGCCGGTGATGTACCAATCATGCCTTGTTTGGAAAAGGCGGTTAATGCTGATAATCCACCCCATGCTATACGGGTCGCCCTTGTTCAGCATATGTCACAAGAATTGAGGTGGTTCGCTGACCCGACAAGCCTAAGCCAAGAACAGAAAACTGAAATTGAAAATACAATTTTTGATTACCTTAAAACTCTTAACTGGTCAAATTGGAATGAGTACCGAAGTCGTCAAGGAATACGAAGCACGATTGGGTACGGAAATGCACCTTCCTGCCGATGGTTCAACCTGCGTGGTATGTGTGCGGGCAAATGTTGGCGATATGATGGTACGATAGATTGATAAAACGAAGTACCAATTCACCACCATGCTTCTCATAGACCATAGGGAAAACGACAAATTGATTCATAAATTACTCGTAAAGTTAGGTGACGCTGACAAGAACCCAAAGGGACAGGCTCGCATTCTTCAATTGAAAAGTGGCGATTATGTGCTTGGTGATTGGGGGATTGAAGCGAAGGAAATCAATGACCTTTACCGTAGTATTCTTGGAATTGGAAGAAGCCGGACCATCGTTGGTCAATTGAATGATTTGTGCGAGAAGTTTGAAAAGCCATTTCTTGTAGTTTACAATACGGAATTGAAACCGTGGTTTCACGGTCGCCGTCCATCAGCAAGAGAAATTTCCGATGAGCGACGAAAAATGTTGGCCGTCATCAATTCGTTCAAGATGACGATGCACCACCGATTCCCCAACCTCCACTTCCTACAATTGACTACGATGGATGACTTCGTGGAATGGCTTTACACCAACCACCGACAAAATGTTATCGCAAAAATAAAACCACCAAAGGCACATGAACCGGAACAGGTTGTCGTTGAGGAAACCGATGACCGAATCAAGGCGTTGATGGGTTGCGGTATCTTGAGAGAGCAAGCCGTTGCGTTGCTTGAACACTATGGTTCGCTTTCCCGAATCCTACAAAAGAAGACTCGCCAAAAAGAAATGGTAAAAGTAAGTGGTATCAAAAACAAGCAAGCCAAGCGTGTGTTATCTTTAAGGAAAGACTTTACACATCAGTAAGGTGAGAATCCGGTAGTAGATGTTCCGTAGCCCTTCAAACTGAATCGTTGGAAATTGACCGAAACATTGTGTACGATAAGGGATGAGAAACTTGCGTCATCGTCGCCCGTTGCAGGTGTACGCTTCATAGTGACCTTGATGGTATTTCCCTGCGTAGAAGCACCGTTTAAAGCGGTGGAAACGATAGGGAATGCTTCACGCTCGGCATCCCCACTTAGAGTCATTGTTCTTGTTAATGTCGCTCCTGTTTCAACACATTCAATCGTAGCCGTTATGACCCCTTTTGTAGTACCGTCACCACCAAGAGAATAATATCCCGCAACACTAAACATTTCGTTGGCTACATCGTCCGGTACTTTTACTGTTATACTATGGGTTTGTGTGAAGCGGTCGCTTGATTCGGGATTGACAATTCCTGTGAACACCATACCTTCGCTTGAAATGGTTGATGTTCCCGATGTTGGTTGTTGGTTGTCACCGATACCATCAACGGCTCGTTGGGTGTTCAACGGTGGTGGCGTTCTCGTTTGTCCAAGTATTCCGAAGTATGAACCGGACACCCCGCTTTCCAAGAAATCCATACGACCACGAGTATTTCCATATGAGTTTGAAGACATACTGTTCGCTCCACGCTTTTTCATAAGGTCGCCCGAAGCATCGGGATTTTTCGCACCTTCCGGTATTGATGTATCGGGAGTAGTTGTACCACCCACCTTTTCCGGTTTGGGCATTGGACCTGTCCGTGGTTTTGGTTTTTCTTGCGTTCCTCCACCAACAGTATTACTTGATGCTTGTTGTCCACGACCACGAGAAACAGATGGGTAAAGATAACCTGCTAACCCTCCCGCATCCTTTGTTTGGTCACGCTCAAGAGTTAGATTGACGGACTCAATATCGCGCCCATCAACCCTCCAATCAATTTTGGTGATAACCATAGCCTCTCCTGCAAGACCTAATCCGCTATCGCTAAATGTCACTGTTGTAGCAGGTCGCCACCTTAAGTCTTCAACGATGTGTAGGCGAGGTGCATACCAACCCGCCCTAATACCCATGAGTCCCGACATATTATCGTACTTCCTTGCACCGAGAGGGAAGATGCTATCTGCGTTTGTTGCCGTCCATGCGCTTGGCCCGAAGTCGGTTATGTTGTGAGCGTTGTGCAGGATGCCCGAAGCCGTTGGGTCGCCGCATCGGTGGTACAATAAAGCCTTGAGATAATCCACATTTACCGAAAGAGTAAATTTAGCACCGGAAGGTTTGCTCGCCCAATATGTTGAAGGAATGTCAATATCATAAAACCCATTTCGGCTTACATTTAATGCTACATGCGAATCATCACTTGCCTCAAGAGTCGGAGAGTAAGTGCTTGTCCCTCCACCGTGATTTGTAAACGAAGATACTCCCGTAGTGAATGACATATCCGTTAGCCCAATAGTAAATTCAGCGTTTTCAATATCTGTTCCGCTTTGCCCGTCTTTCAAAGCAACCCAAACTCTCAATTCATTTCCGTCGCCGTCGCTAACCAAAGGACAACCACTTGGTATGTTCACCACTTGAATAGCGTGACTAACGCTCGCCGCACCAACCCACCAATAATTATTGTAATACTGTTCTGTGGAGTCGGCTGATGTTGATGATGGAGAAATAAACCCTTTACCGAATCGGTCACGATAAAATGCGTCACTACCAGTCTGTCTTCCCATGTTTCCATCTAAAGCGTTTGTCATCCCCGACATAAATGTTCCTTGTGTGGATGCCCATGTGTGGTTATTTGCCGCCGTTACTGCGGCATATGCGGGGCCAAGTACCACTTGTTGAGCAACACCTCGTTCACCATGTCGGGTTGGGTCAGCAATATACCCGTATCGTCCTTTGTCAAGTATTTTATCATCGTGGGTTAAGTCACGAAGCACTTCGCCTTTGACTCTTATTGCTTTAGTTTTAGCCTTATGATATTCTTCTTTGGCCACACTTAATGCTTCATCAGCAAATGTTATTTCCGGTACTTCAACAATCTTCCAACGGTATGTTTGATTGAGGGTAGGTTCGGGGAAGTCAGCGAAAGATGCTCCGTTGTTAAAGTAAACACGCACATTCGTAATCTGTCCCGACATTTGAGCGTCAAGATTTGAAACCGAAAGAATGTCACGGTTGACAACCTCACCACTGTTGTATGTTGGTCGGATTTCTAATTTGTTATCCCTTCCAATTTGGTAAGTCATCGGCAACCGTTTGCTATTTTCATATCCGAATCCGGTAGCCTCTACCGATTCACGAAGAATTGAAAACATTGACTTTCCACCTCTTGCATCGTAGGCCGTTCCGAATGAATCAAAGTTTGCGTTGTTGCTATCAGTAGTCATGTTGTTGGTCATAGGTATTGAACCAATATCAAACCATGAAGATATTGAGGATTGGGCGAGCCATGTCTTAGACAAATTTAGTGACCAAAGGAAGCGGGCTTTGTCGCTCATCCAATAAGTACCAATGTTGGGACTAACGACATGACCATCAATGTTCATCATGAACCTAAGAGCATATCGTGGACTTATACTTCCGACAATAATAACTTCATCAAACGCACCTGCTACCGCCGCCGTTGTACCCGCTGATACTATGTCAATTTCCACTGTGGAACCGTTAGCCTTGCGGGTAGGGTCTAAGAGAATACCCTGCAATAATGCTTCCGCCGCACTAACACTATAAGTCCCAATATCGGGAAGTGTGTAAACACCATACAATTGTTGAGGTACAGAAATACTGTCACTTGACGCAACATCTTGTCTTGTGCTACCTGTTTCAGCAGAAGGCAAACCTGTGATGACAATTGTTGTTGCAGTGACACTTGCTATTTGGGCAACCCACTTAGCAGTTACATTTCTAACCCTCATACCTGCTTTGACACCATCATTTACAAAATCAGCACCGCTACAAGTAATGGTCATACCGGAGCCGGAGGCGGTACTTGTGGCTGATTCAACGACTGATGAATCTAATTTAGCGTCGTAGGTGTAAAAGAATTTTTGGAACGAAGGGGTTTGGGTGTTTACTCCACGAGAACCTTTTATCCTTCCAAAACCGTTTGACCCAAATTCTGTCATCAAAGTGGAAGAAGGTTTTGTCTCAATAACAGTATCACCGACTTCAATTTTACGATTTAATTCACCGCTTGCCCCAATCCACTTTCGGAAGTTATCATGAAATGCGTAGGGGGAGGCGTTATTGGTGTTTGTACTTGTGGCTTGCGCCCAATAGTTATCCATCAAAACAGGGAATCCGTGAAACTCTGTTTCGTAGTCACCAACATTTCTTGTACCGCCGCTTCTTGTGAACATCGTCCCTCCGTTAATAAAACTATTAAGGTTAAAGAATTTTGAACAATCGTAAACAAGCAACGAACCTGCTTTGTTTTCCCAAGAGCGAAGAGAAGAAACTCGGTTTTCATCCGATACATTTTTAATAAAAGTATTAGGTACAGATGCGTTATAAGCAACATCACCTATCCATTCGGTAGAAAGAGTAAATTCAGTAAAAGAACCTGTTGTGGATTCGGCGTGTATGGTGTGTACTCCATCGTATTTTCCTGTTGTGCTACTTAGAAGTATTTTGTCACCGACTGTCACTGTTTTAATTTTTGTACCCGTCACCGAAGAAGCCATGTCAGCAGTTAATACTTTAATTTTAATGTATTCAAATGCTCCAACCGTTACCCCATCAATAGTAAGTCCCGACATACCATATCCTTGAATTGTTCCTCCATCAGCATAGTTTAAACCACCAAGAACAGGTATTGACCACGGAGCATTTGTAGATGGGTCAATTTCAGCATCCAACTCCCAAATATCCAAATCTGTTCCAATTTTCAAATCTGTAAAATTATCATAACTACCGTCTTCATTTAATTGGTCAGTAAATGTAATATTAACATTATAGTTTTCAGCGACAGGTTTCATTAAACCAAAACTTTTCTTTCGGAATCCACCGTCAGCATCAGCGTCGGCATTATTTCTCATGTCGGCCCACTGTAACCATATGTGCTTGTAATCTTCTGTTGGTATAAGAAAAGATATTAGTTCATTATTTGATGAGGCATGATATACGGCGTGGTCAAAAGACATACCTTTCACACCGACAAGCCACCAATCCCCCGATTGGTCTTCGCATATGCCCGTATAAGTAAATGTGTCTGTTTCTTTTGTATCTTGATTGTAGAATTGGGCAGTACCGGAAGAAGGAGTATCGTTACCCAAAAGAGAATTGTTAATTTGTAATATAGTATCATCAGTAGTAGAAGGAGTGGTAGTAAGAGTAGTGTAATACCCCTGCGTAGAACCTAATCCTGTGTTGGTGAAAACACTAAAATGTTTCTTGAACCACGGACTTTTTG